GTATCAAATACAATTGATTGTGTTGTTAAAGTTGGTGTCCATGCATATACTGCTTTATCGATATATTGGCCGTTAACATAAACATTGAATTCATTTTTAGTTGCTGCTAACATTGTTGCTGGGTTTAATCCTACTGCGTATGGTATAGTAACTGTAGTTGTACTTGCCCATGTTGCTTGTTTATCTAATAATTCTGTTAAATATAATAATACTGCAGAATCAATTGTAGTAGAGCTTCCGCCACCACTAACAATAACAGTTCCGCCACTATTAATAATATTTTGTGCTTGAATTATTTGTGCTGGCACAATTGTTGTGTTAAATATATCTGATTCAACATCAATCACTTGTTCAAATGTTAATTTTTTAATTGAATACATTTTCTTTAAAGTTGACCGTCGTGCTTCTTGTTCTGATAATAAAGTTCCTAATACAGTTAATGGAATAGTTGCTCGAACCAATCTATCTTCTCCAACCGTATTAACTGTTTCAAAACTTATGCTTCCAATTGTAGTAGTAAAACGATTTTGTTCATTTCCCCAAGCAAATCGACCGTATGGTAAAATTTGATCAACCAATGAATTCATTTGTGTTGTAAAATCACACCACAACATCATATCATATTCAATTGTTACATATTTAGGAATGTCTACAACATAAACTTTGATAGATTCATTTGGTTGATTGGTTGGTATTGGAAATAAATCATCTTCATACCGATTGCGTTCATTGTATTTTGTTTGATAGATCCGCACGTTTTCAGATTGAGGTCGATTCACATCCAATGATTTAACTGAGTCTCGTTCCGATACACTGTTTCGTTTTAACATGATCATTGGAGATTGAATCATTCCTTTTTCATCTCGCATATAACCTAAACGACGTACATTATCCCATTTCTCTCCAGCAGCAAATATTACTGGGACTGGAATTGTTTGGTTGTTGGTTTCTAGTTGTGGTTGTATTTCATTTTCTATAAACCATTTAATTGCATGATCAATATCATATGTTGTACGTTTTGGCGTACGAATTATATCATCGTCGCGTCGCAATTGTTCTGCCCGATTTAAAATTGAATCGTTAGATACCCCTTCCGTTTGTTTTGGATTAGGTTTATTGGTTTTACGATCAATATCCTGTCTATTCAATCTAGGCATTAATATCCTTTATATGCCGGCGAATTATTATTTCCGCCTCGTCGTATATCTTTAATTCCTTGCGGTGTTTGTTTTGTTGCATGAGCTTCACATAATACAGAAACACTGTAACCATGTTGTGATCCATTTGGCCATGTTTCTGGATTCTTTCCTGCAAAGTATTGATTTGCATCAATGTTGTCTAATTCATAATATTCATTGTCCCAAAATACAATGTCTCCAACTTCAGGAAAAAATGAAGCTCGTTCTAAAATATCTCGTGATATTGCAAATTGTGCTGTTCTTGTATATGAATGACCAAAATCATCCATGTTTGCTGTTTTTGTTTCTTTGGTAATTAAACATGGAATCAAAATAGAATCATTGAATGCTTTTGATTCTGATTCGCCATATATATTTGAATTGCTGGATTCTACTATTAATTTAAAAAACTCAATTTCAGTATCAATAATTGAATTAAGCAATTCCGAATTAACTGCAGCTAAAAATCGAGCATCTCTAATTCCTCCAAATAGTGCCATAAGTGTTCTCCGTTATCCAACATAAATTTTTAATGGAACTTTTGCAAGAATTTCATTCATTTGAGTTGCTTCTGTATTTTGTCTTGTTAGCATTTGCTCTTTGGTCATTTTATCTAAAAATTCCCGTAGTTGAGTTATTAATTCACCTTTTTCAGTTTGACCTTGTGATACTAATTCTGAGCCGTTTAGGGTTATTTCTGAGTTAGGAATAGGAATTGAACTATATTTTCCACGTACAAATCCTAACATTTCTTTTGCTAATGCTGATCCGTATTTTATAATCCACGCACGCCCCATATCATTAATGCTACTGTATGTTTGATATGTATATGGTATATTTGATGCGTCACTTACTGCCCCTTTTATAAGAGCTGTATTGCCGAATAAAAGTGCATCATTGTTTTTATCTTCTTCAAATAAAAATTCAAACCATACAGATCCGTAAAATATTGTTGACGATGCTGAACCTGTCCCTGATGTTGGTACCGGCCAAAATTTGATGTCATCGCCATGTACTTCAAAAGTGTAGTGTGACTTACGTATTTGATCATTAAATTCAATTGCCTGTAATCTCAATAAATCTGCATGTATTGGCATCATCATAAAACTAATTGATGGAGACATTCCACCAAATCCAAATGAATCAAGTAAATTTTGAGATCCTAATCCAGTTCCAACAAATGGGTCAAAATATCTAACAATTGCCGGTGGTGGATTATGAAGTACTCGTTTAATTTCAATTGAACTAGTATTTGTTAAATTAATTCCTAAAGATTTAGATACCGCGGTTCGAATACTATATGTTTGTTGACCCGGAATCATATCTACTTTAGCTTTATACCACTTTGCTGTTCCTCCTGAATCAGCTTCTGTGCCATATGCTTTTGATAGTTTTGATATGTATCCAAATGAATTACCTATTTGTTGTCCTGTGAAGCTTGAACCTGACATAAATCCGGATCCTGTTTGAATACCCAATGTATTCATCAAATTATTAACAATGTTAACTTGATTAACTTGATTTGAATATTCCATTACAGATGCTTCAAATGCTGTATAGAAGTTTATATCTAAAAGTTCAATATCCATGATCGGATATCCGATATGTTGAGCAGCATATTTTGCAAAGCTATCTGCATGCTTTTGAAACATGGAATCAGTATCAAAAAATCCAAAAGGCGTAGATCCTGTTGTGAAAGATGAACTTCCGGGCCAGATTGGTTTATTTGTGCTGTAATCCATTATTTGTTCCTTTTATATAAATATTGTTGTTAATCATTTAAACGAGATAAAATATCATGTAAAGCTTCATGTCGATGATTATCCAACAAAACAATTTCATTGACCCAGATTGAATCTCGTAGTTTTGGAACTTCGTGAGTTGCAGAATCATTTTTAAATTTTAAATCTACTTGATATTTGTCACCACATAAAATCATGATACTGTCTTTACCTAATCTAGATAATACCATTTTTAATTGTTCTTTTGTCAAGTTTTGAAACTCATCTACTATACAAACAGCATTATCAAATGTTCTTCCTCGAAAGTGTGCTAATGAAACTAGTTCAATATTTTCTTCCTTTTCCATTTTTTCTAGTAATTCTGGTTTATTGTAAACTTTACGCATATTACTACGAATCGGAACTAACCATGGTTCCATCTTTTCATTAAGTGATCCTGGCAAAAATCCATTATCTTCATTTGATACTGTAGGTCTTGTTATTATAATTTTATTGACTCTTCGTTTAAAAAACATGTCCAATGCTATTTGAACTGCTAACAATGTTTTGCCTGAACCTGCTGCACCTAAAATAAAATTAAAAGGCGTTTCAATGATTTTTGCTTTTGCTAATTTTTGTTCTTCAGATAATGTAATTGAAAATTTAATTTCAGTTTTCGGTGGAGTTTTTTCCTTGTTTAGTGTAGCCATAATTTAATTTAATTAAGATAATTTTGTAAGTGTAGATTCTTGTAAAGTTATGTCTTTACATGTTTCAATTTTTCCTAAGGCCATTTGTCGAATTGCTTTAAATGTTTCGCGGGCTGGATAAGGAGTCATAACTTTGATTGTAATTAATTCTTTATTTTTTCCTAAATCTTGTTCAATATGCACCATAAGTACTAAACGGATTGCTCGAATTCGATCTAGAACATCAACCAAACGTCCGTCATAACGAATGATAGCTTGCATTGAATATTTATTTCTTGGAACTGCCATATATATTTTTCCTTTATTATAAATATTTGTACAGTAAAAAAGGGGTGACCGAAGCCACCCCTTTTCATTCCTTTAATTATTTAACTAGTAATTAAATTAATTAACTAACTATTAAATTGCATTTAAACCATGAACATATACTTTTCCGTAGAATTCTGGACGAACTACTTTCTTCGCGTAACGTGTCATAACACCTTTACGTGGAGTGAAGTTAACTGGATCGTATACTAACGGAGTCATAATTAATGGAATATAAGGACTAAATACTGCTCCTGTTTCTAAGAACTGTGCTCCTCTGAATCCCATTAAGATTACGTTTTCTGTCATGTATGGGTTTTTGTATACAGTGTATCGGTTATTAATCGCACCAATTTTTTGAACACCTGCTGCAAATTCCATCTTAGTACCATCTGTTTCAGCTGCAAATCCTGGGATAGACTCAAGGATAGTTGCTACTGCTGGACTTGTTACTAAGAAGTTAGCACCGCCTCTTAAAGTTTTTTGGTGAATCTTATTAGATACTTTTTGAAGTTTTGTACCCAATGTTTGGAACCAACCACCTTGTGTGTTGTAATATCCATCACCTACTGCGCCTGCTAGCCCTGCACCCGATTGAACGAATAAGTTAGTTGCTGAGTTCCAGAAGTTGTTGTTCAATGCTGACCAATATTCAGTTGTTGGTGCTGCAGAGATTAACATGTCTAAGATCTCTAAATCGATTTCCATGGATACATATTCACTCAACATTGAAGTCAATTCAGCTTCAGCATCAATTGAATGGTAAGCATTTAAATCTTGAGCAAACTCTGGAGTCCAAACTGCTTTCAACTTACGAGTCTTGGCAACGATTGGATCTGATTGCATTTCCAGGTTGATTTCTGGGATGTTAACATCAACATTCAATCCGTTACTACCGGCTTTACCTAAGTTATCCTCAAAATCACCTCTATTATAATCAAGCGGTTGTTTGTAGTAATTAACACGTAAAGTCGTACCTGCGATAGCCAATTGAATAGCTGTTGCTTGTGCTGTTGTTACAACAAACGATGCAGTAAAGTTACTATTAATTGTAGAGAATGCGCTTACTGGTACAATTTCAGCTAATCCTGATCCTGAAGCAAATGTCCATGCACGAACTGAATATAAATCAGCATCGGTTGGCATATTCACTGTAATTACTTTATAAGACGCTAACGATGCAGAGTATGTACCATCTACATTAACTTGTGCTAATGTTGGAGCTGATCCTGTAGCTGCACCTGCTGCTGCTAATGCGCTTGAAGTAAAGTCATTCAATGAATAACCAAAACGACCTGCGCCATATAAACCTCCTGCCGCATCTGAGCCTGTTGATGTAACACCAAACATAGAGTCTAATGCGTTAGGGTTACCAAATGGATCACCTGATCTGTTTGTATTGTCATCATCAAATCCTGGTTGAGCTGTACCATATTTAAAGTCTAAGTAAAATACTAGACCTGATGGCAAGTTCATTGGCTGAACTGATACGAATTCTTTTGCAGCAAATTCAGCAAAAATACGACGAACCAATGGAAGAGCAACTCCTGCCCATTCTTCTGATCCTGCAGTTGTTCCTGTAGATGATGCTTCTTTTACTAATTGTCTTGCTTGGTTCTCAAGCAATTGAGCCATACCGGCTTTTTCTGTTTCGGTTCTAAGACCTTCTAACAAACCTGTCTTCTCCCATTTAGAAACTGCTAATTTAGCATTGTTTCTTTGAACGAAGTCGTTAGTTTGTAATAAATTTGAAATACTCATTTTTTGTTTTCCTTTTTTTTTAAAATGTTTATAGCAATCCTGCTAATTTTTTCCATCGTTCTGCTTGATCAAATCCTTCATTAATAATATTTGTAGATTTAGGAGCCGTTGTTGCAACTGGTTTAGATGCATATGATTCCTTAACTACACGTTTCTTTGTTGTTGGACGTTTAAATGATTCAGCTAACGTACTAAATACTAATTTCACTTCTCTTGTATTACCAGCTCTATCAAAATTTTCAATTACTTTCATTTTTTGATTTTCTGACAATTCAAAATTGCGAAACAATTTGTTTGTGTAAAGAAGTTTTGCATTTAAAAGATTAACTTCGTTGATAATAGATTTCAATTGACGAACTGTGCTATAAGCTTCTTCCAATTCTTCTTTCATTGTGTCTATTTGTGCAGATTCAGGACTTTCATCATCTGCAGGTACATCACCTTCTTCTTCTTCACGTAGGATCGATTCAATGATTTCATCAATGTTCATATCCGAATCGTCTTCTTCAGCATATTCGTCGCCTTCTGCCATTGGCTCTTCCATTTCTGGTTCTTCCATTGGTTCGTCTAAATCGCCTTCTAACTCGCGAATGATTGCTTCAAGATTTAGATCTTCATCCATCTCATAGTTTTCATTGTACTCGTCTGACATTTCGTCGTTTGACATTGATGCTTCTTCTTCACCACCCATTTCTGGTTCTGCAACTGGTTCGTCTTCCATTGAATTATCAATCTCAGCATCATAAGTGTTTCCACCTACTGAGAATGAAATATCATTGTCAACCCAATCAACAGCACCATCTGTTGTTTCGTCTTCTACAGGGACATCGTCACCCATATCATCCAAATTTGGTTCTTGCAATTCTTCTTCACCCTCAATTTCATTTGTTAGTTTTGTAGCTAACATTCTTTCTAAGCGGGGAGCGAATGCTTCTTGTAAAGCAATTTTTGCGTTTGCTAATGCAGTTTCTTTAACAGCACGAGCGTCGGCAATTGCTTCTTTTAGCAAATCTGATTTTGCCATAGTTTTTCTCCTTAAATTTGTTTTTGGAAATAAGATTATTTGAAATCTTAATAGAATATTTTAATTGTCGGTAAACGCTATATATGTTGTAATAGCGTATTCTAAAATAAATATAAGCAAAAATAAAAAATCAGTAAAAAAGCCCCAACTTTTTAAGAAGGGGCTTATATTTTAAATCAATTAAATTTTAATTTGCGTGTAAATTTCTTACCATTTGCATAAATTTTGCATTTTGTAATTGTTTTCTTTTTTTAACGCTAGGCTTAATAAATTCTTTTCGTTCTTTTACTTCTTCTAAAATTCCTGATGATTTTATTTTGCGTTTCCATGCTTTAAGTGCATATGCTAAATCTTCTCGGGCTGATCCGGTAACTTTTACTGCTAATGTATTGCCTGGGACAATTGCTTGATGTTGTTTTTGTTTTTTACTCATATAACTTGTTTAATAAATTGTTTATACCATATCTGGTGTTGGTTGTGTTGGTCTAGAATTTTGTGATCTTACGCGGAATCTAAAATGTTTAATGCTTGGCATTTGTGAAATATATCCTTGTATCTTTTGTGATTCGCGTGACGGATTTTCGCCTAATCTAAAATAAAAATATCCAACTCGACCTGATTTTGAAATTTTCTTGTTAACAACGGTAAATCCTTTTTTCTCAGCCCATTGTTGAATATTTTGTGAAACTGCTTGTGCTTCTGCAACATCACGTACTACATATTCAATGCCGCCTCGATAATCAGTCATATGATTAATAAGCTGAGCTTCTTCTAATTCATCTTCTGACAAACTAACGTTGATTCCTTTTTTTGCAAGTTCTTCAGCTTGCTTCGGATCTTTAGTTGAAATTGTTCCGGTGTTTTGTTCCCGTAATTTAGTTTCGGCGCCTGCAACATAAATTACTGAATCTTCAGAATTGTCATAATCTACATTATATCCTGCAGAATCTGCATAATCAATAAATCGATCAAATTCTTTTGTTGGTAATATATAATATACATCGCCTGTTACATCTTTTTTATATTCTAATTCTCTGCTATGATTTGCCCGTAATATGTCGTCCAATTTTTCGTCATTAATTGAAAATATAATATTGTTAGGATCGGACATAGTTTTAAATACCTGAGCAAATGATTTTGCATCATAAACTTCTTCGCCAAACAATTCAATAGTCTCATTATCAAGATTAATATAAATTTCAGCTCCTTGATGTTTTATATCTAAAATAATAGTGCTATAGTTTTTACCAATAGCAGTTCCGCCACTGATTCGTTTGCCTGACTTTTCTGCCCATGTTGCTGCTTTCTTGACAAGCGCTACTGCATAAGATCCTTTGTTTTTAGCAAAATCCATTATGTTGTATGGAACATATGCTGCTTCATTAAGTCGATAGCCAAAAAAGTCTTTATACATTTGTTTGATTCGAGTCATCATTTTACCTATATATTATAATATTTTTTATTTAAAAATCCAAATTAATTAACATCAAAGTATTTATTTAATCCTTGTGCAATATCTTCATACGCTGCACTTAAACGTTGTTGCAATTGGCTCATTTCTTTTGCTGTTGATTCAAATACACGATATGAATCATTCAAATTTTTCATGTGACGTTTAATTGTTACATTATCAAACCAATCTCCAGCTTCCGTTGTAATTTGTTCAGCTTTGTTGATCATGTCTTTAACGCGATCCGTTAAAGATTGAAGATCACCATTTCCGTATACTGATTGATTCATTTCACTAAACCGTTTAACTTGATTTGTAAATTCTTGTTTTTCTTGTTTAGTTAATGGCTGTGGTTGATCTTCAGTGATCATTTCTAAAATTCTTTTTAAATTTGGTGAGTTCATATTATATCCTGCATTTACCGTCATCACACAAAATCGATGTAATGATACTGTTTACTTTATTATATTTATTTGCGGTAGATTGTTTACCTGCCGATTCATTCATGTGCGTAGGTCGCATAAAAGCGCCTTGGGTTGATGGATTAGATACGAAGTCCCAACATATTAATTCAAAGTCTTCTTGTACTTCGACGGTGCCTTCACTACGCAATTCTTTAACTGAGCCTAAACCTCTACTAGAAATTCCTAATGTAATACCAGCTTTAAAAAGTTCTTTAAGAATTTTACCACTTGGTGTTTCTAGGATTTGTACAGCTCCGCATAAATCATCGCCTTTCCACCATATCTTTAAAACATTGTGTGAAACATTGTTTAAATTAACTACAGATGATTCTGGATGATCTAATTCACCTAATGCCCTATGTTGATCTATATAT